GATCCCGCCCCTATCCCGCCGCCGAAAGGCGGCGGTTCCGGGAGGGAACCCCAAATAAAAATAATAATGGCGGCGTAAGCCGCCCGACGATTTTTTGAAAATGGGGGTTTTCCGGTAAAGTGCTATCATTTGACTGCCTTTTGAGTGCATACACCGGACAAAATCAGCCATACAATATCCATAAGCCTGTTTGAAGGGGGTATTGTATGGCAACAAACAAGCGTGTTTTCACCTTGCGCCTATCTGATGAAGTCTTTGACAAGATCGGGGCGCTTGCAACCCGTGAACACCGATCCATTACCAATTACATTGAATTTGTTCTTCTGAAACACTTGGAAGAAGTGGAAAAGGCGGAAGGAACGATCAATGTCGATAATTCACCCAAAGGGGTATAACTGAAAATGTCTGTCCTGAAGCAAAAGAGAACCACAAGCAAGGCCGAGTTCATCAACACGGCCAATCAGATTTATGTTGAAACCCTGAACTTCCTAACCCGTCTTTCAGCCCGGTATTCCCGGTTGATTGCGGAGCCGGTGGCAAAGCTGGCCGGTGAGATCATCGATCATGCGGAGAAGGCCAACAGTATCTTTCCTTCGGACAACCAGCGCATTGAAATGAGGAAGGCCCATCTTCTTGAAGCACGGGCTTCCCTGATGGCGCTGGATGTTCGCTTGACCCATGTTTACCTGATTCTGAACCAGAACCCGGAAGGGGCCTTTACCACTTCCAAGGGGAACCCGGTGAAGTCACAGGATGCAATGGAAAAGCTGGATAAGATGGCCCAAAACTTGGGTGAACTGATCGACAAAGAAAACGAACTTCTGAAAGGGGCAATCAAAAATGTAACAGCAAAACAGAAATGATTTCTTATTAGGTGCGTGACTGTTAATGTGTCCTCTGGCGGTTTGGTGGGGCCTTCGTTCCCCTAATTACAATAACAACAACAATTTCGTTATTGTCTGGACGGATGGCAACAACAACAATAACAATGCCAATTTTTCTGGTGGGTTGCGGCCCGGATTTTGCAGATATACACGGTCAAATGTAGTAACAGAAGGCAAACGGCTTTTCAGGTGAAAGACGACCGATGTAAAAGGAGTTGCGCTTCCTTGGGTGTAAATCCCTAAAACTGCCCTTTGATGCCCTTACACGGACGCTTCTTGCATGGTGGGTAATCGTGCCTTATCCCATTTCATGTGTGAGGGCAAAGCAATTTAGACGGCACCCTACAAGATATTTGTACGAGGGGCGAATACTTTTATTATGACAAGCCAAGAACGGCATGAAGCAAGGTTCCAGCGCCGCAAAGCAAAGCGGTTGGAACGAAAACAGGCCCGGTGTGATAGCCTTGGGCCAACGAATAAAATATTTTCCTATCGGAAGATGTTCTTCTATGGGAAAAAGTGCTGTAACGGGGTACGGTGGAAGCAAAGTGTTCAAAACTTTGAAGGCCACCTGTTTTCTGGTACGGCAACACGGCGGCGAACGGTGTTGGAACAGACTTGGAAGCCCAAATCCTGTTCCCATTTCACCCTTCGGGAACGGGGAAAAATCCGCCCGATAGATGCCCCGCACATTACGGATCGACAAATCCACAAAACCCTTTGCAATGAAGTCCTGATCCCGTTGTATTCACCTTCCATGATCTATGACAACGGGGCAAGCCAAAAGGGAAAGGGCCTTCATTGGCAGTTCAAACGGATCAAACAACAGCTTGGATGGCATTACCGGCGACATGGCCGGGAAGGTGCTGTGTTGCTGTTGGATTTGAAAGGGTTCTTTCCAAATGCTTCCCATGCCCTGTTATATCAGCGGCACCGGGAATTGATTTTGAATCCTGAACTTCAAAACTTGGCTGATACTGTGATTCAATATTCCCCATGCCCGACACCGGGCCGGGGGATGCCTTTGGGCGTTGAGCCTTCACAACAGGAAATGGTGGCGTTACCAAGCAAAATTGACCAATGGATCAAGTGTCAGGCCCGTGTTCATTGCGCCGGTCATTACATGGATGATTACTATGCTTTCTTTGCCACGGTGGATGAAGCAAAGCTGATGGGCCATGAAATTGTAAGGCGTTTTGAAGCCGCTGGAATCCGAGTGAACAAGCGCAAGTGTAAGGTGATCCCGCTTACAAAGCCGTTCCGGTTCTGCAAAGCCCGGTTCACACTTACCGAAACCGGCAAGATCAAGGTGAATGGAAGCCGGGATGGAGTGAAACGGGCAAGGCGAAAACTGAAGCTGTTTCACAGGGAGTTCAAAGAGGGAAAACGATCCTTCTTTGACATAGAACAATACATGGAGTGCCAAAGCGCCTATTACCGGAACTTCAACGATCATGGCCGGTTGCTACGGTTGCGGCGGCTTTACCATGCAATCTTTTTCGGAGGTGGACAATGTTTAGAATCATCAAAGCCGGGGCCGGTATCGGCCTGACCGAGAACCTGAACTACATCAAGAAAGCCGAAAATGGTTGCTACATCCTTTGCCCGGAGCATGATGCTTCGGGCATTGTTTTTGAGGGTGTGGCTTACCATTTGTTGGGCCGTGCCGCTATGGACGAACTGGAAACCGTGAGTTTGGAGGAAACGGACGCAGGAACCGAGATCACCAAAGCCACAGAAGCCGGTGGGATCGTCTTTGTCACCTTGGCGGAAGCCGGGAGCATTGACCCCATCACGGCGGCTGAACACGCTGATCTGTTCGCTGAATGGGCTTTCCCTGTGGCCTACACGGTAGGGCAGATTCGCCGCTACCAAGGCACCCTTTACAAGTGTGTTCAGGCCCACACTTCCCAAGCGGATTGGACACCCACAGCCGCTTCCAGTTTGTGGAGCAAGACAAATGATCCCGCTGAAGAATGGCCGGAATGGAGCCAACCGGTAGGAGCGCATGACGCTTATTCCAAGGGGGCAAAAGTGAGCCATAACAGTAAACATTGGGTTTCCACAGCGGATGCCAATGTGTGGGAACCCGGTGTATATGGTTGGGAGGAATCGGCTTAATGGAGTATAAAATCTATATTTGCCGCAAACGGGCCAAATTCAAAGCAATTTGCGGACAAGTGAACATTCGGTATGGAACCATCCTGAATTGTCAGGGTGGTTTTTTGATTCTGGATGATCTTCCGGTGTGTTCCGTAACCAGCCAAAACGCCTATGACTTCTTTACCCAAAATGATGATGGCATGGGCAAGGAAAGGGGCGAACTTCTGAACCGGATCACCGCAACGCTGATGAAGCAGACCCCCGGACACAACGCCCGGTGGGGGAAAATTTGGGATGATCCCCGTTGCCAAAAGTACAAGCGCCCGGAACAGGAAGATCATTGGATTTGGAATCATGACTTCTACAACGGCCCTGTTGAGGATTTGCGCTATATTGCCGCCCTGATCGGGGCCTGATAGGAGGGAAAAGCCATGACGATTTATCAGGTGTTGTGCTTGATTGGTGTTCCCGCCTTGATTTTGGCAGTATTCAAATACCTGTGGAGCCAAATCAAGCATAACACCGAGGATTCCAAGGCTTTGAAGGCCGGTATTCAGGCCCTTCTTCGGGCGCAGATGATCAGCGATTTCAATAAGTATTCCGAAAAAGGCTATGCCCCAATCTATGCACGGGATAATTTTGAAAATTGCTGGAAGCAGTATCATTCTTTGGGGGTGAATGGGGTGATGGACGATCTTCACAGAAAATTCTTGGAGTTGTCCACCGATCCCCCGGAAGAATGAGCAGACGAACCAAAAAGCCAAAGCGTGAGTTTTCCAAGCTGATCCTGTATGTGGTGGGGGCCGTAACCGTTGGGGTTACGGCCTTCACCCTTATCATGGTTTGGAAAACTGAAAACCTTGAACCGCTGGCCTATTTGATCCCCGCCATATTTGCTGAATTGGCAACCGCAACCGGGTTTTACTATTCCAAAGCCAAAGCCGAAAACCGGATCAAACTTCGGAAGTTGTATGGCCCGGAAATCTATAACGATGCAAAGGAGATTTGAAACCATGCTGAACGCTGTTTTGAACAATCTGATCAATATTGGGTGGGCCATGCTGATCTTCCTGTGTGCGTACCTGTCCAATGTTGCTTTTTCCCTTTACTACAACATCAAGGTTTTGCTTCAGCCCTTCGACAGACAGAAAATGATCAATTCCGGGCTGAAGGTTGCCACTTTCGTTGTGGGCCTGACCTTGCTTTGTGTAGCAATCACCACCCTTCCGATTTATGCGGATCAGCTTGGGTGGGCAATCCCGGAAGAATACACAGAAATTTTTGCTGATTTGGTTATTGTGGGCGCTGTGCTGATGGTGTCTTGTAAGTATATCGCAGAAGCCTTCACCAAGTTCAGGGCCATTCTTCAGGTGAAAGGAGATACAGAAAATGAGTAATTCCCCCCTTGTAACCTATACCCGGATCACGAAAAACAAAACCAGCCCCCGGAACCATGCCATTGACACCATCACGATTCATTGTATCGTTGGGCAATGGACAGCAAAACAGGGGTGTGATTATTTCGCCACCACAGACCGGCAATGTTCCGCCAACTATGTTGTTGGTAAGGATGGTTCCATTGGCCTTTCCGTGGATGAAAAGGATCGTTCTTGGTGTTCCAGCAACGGCACCAATGACAACCGGGCAATCACCATTGAAGTTGCTTCCGACACCACCCACCCTTACGCCGTCACCGCCAAGGCTTATGCGGCCCTGTTGGATTTGGTAACGGATATTTGCAAGCGCAACGGGATCAAGAAGTTGGTGTGGAGTACGAACAAGAATGACCGTGTGAATCATCGGAACGGATGCAACATGACCGTTCATCGTGACTTCGCCAACAAAGCCTGTCCGGGGGAATATCTTTATTCCAGACACGGGGAGATTGCCGCAGAAGTCAACAGAAGGCTTCAGGGCGCTTCCAATGGTGGTGGGGTAGTAGTTACACCCCCAAGCGCAGAAAATCCCACAGGCGGCACCACAGGGGCCACCGTGACCCCTTACCATGTGCGGGTGAAGATCACCAACCTGAATATCCGTAAAGGCCCCGGCACAAACTACGGTGCAACCGGCTACATCCAGCCCGGTATTTATACCATCGTGGCCGAAAGCACCGGCAAAGGTGCGGCCAAGTGGGGCAAACTGAAAAGCGGTGCCGGGTGGATTTCCCTTGACTACGCCACCAAAACCTGACCATGAGAAAAGGCCCTTCCGGTTCAAGCTGGAAGGGCCTTTTTTGCGTGTTTCTACTATGTTACTAATAACCCCGATTTCACCGAACTTCAAAGGGGTGAAATGTTCAGTATTTGGGCGTTTCAGAGCGTTGCAGAGTAGAAAAAAATATGGTATAATCTCACTTTAGAATACGTACCGCCGCGCGTACCGCGCGGCGCAGAAAGGGTTTTTACCATGGGACTGTTTACAAAACTATTCGGCACCCGCTCTGAGCGAGAGGTCAAAAAGCTCGAGCCGCAGGTCGAGGCCGTCATGGCGCTCGAGGAGCCGTATAAAAAGCTGACTGATCAGGAGCTTCGCGCAAAGACGCAGGAATTCAAGGATCGCTACGCATCCGGTGAGACGCTCGACGCGCTGCTGCCGGAGGCGTTCGCCGTCTGCCGGGAGGCAGCCGACCGCGTGCTCGGCATGCGTCCGTACCGGGTGCAGGTCGTGGGCGGCATCGTGCTGCACCAGGGCCGCATCGCCGAAATGAAGACCGGCGAAGGCAAGACGCTCGTCGCGATCCTGCCCGCATACTTGAATGCGCTGGCCGGACGGGGTGTGCACATCGTCACGGTCAACGATTATCTTGCCAAGCGCGACTCGGAGTGGATGGGCAAGGTCTACCGCTTCTTAGGACTTTCCGTCGGCCTCATTGTCCACGATCTGACCGCGGAGCAGCGCCGCGCAGCCTATGCCGCCGATATCACCTACGGCACGAATAACGAGCTGGGCTTCGATTACCTGCGCGACAATATGGCGATTTACAAACAGGAGATGGTGCAGCGTGGCCACGCGTTCGCCATCGTCGACGAGGTCGACTCCATCCTCATTGACGAAGCGCGCACACCGCTCATCATTTCCGGCAAGGGCGAGGAATCGTCCAAGCTGTATGAAATGGCGGATTATTTCGTCTCCCGCCTGAAAAAGCAGGTCTTCTCCACGACGGACAGCAAGGAGCTGCAGGATCAGTATGACTGCGATTACATCGTCGATGAAAAAGACCGCTCCGTGTCGCTCACGCAGAAGGGCATTGAAAAGGCCGAGCAGTTCTTCAACGTGGAAAATCTGGCCGACCCCGAAAACGCCACGCTCTCGCACCACATCAATCAGGCCATGAAGGCAAGGGGCCTCATGAAGCGTGATATCGACTACGTTGTCAAGGACGGCGAGGTCATCATCGTCGACGAATTCACGGGCCGACTCATGTACGGCCGCCGCTATAACGAGGGTCTGCATCAGGCCATCGAGGCCAAGGAGGGCGTCAAGGTCGCAAGCGAAAACAAGACGCTCGCCACCATCACATTCCAGAACTTCTTCCGTCTGTACGACAAGCTCTCCGGCATGACCGGCACGGCGCTGACCGAGGAGGAGGAATTCTCCGGCATCTACAATCTCGACGTTGTCGAGATCCCGACGAATAAACCGGTCATCCGTATCGACGACCCCGATGTTGTTTATAAGACCGAGGCGGGCAAATACCGCGCCGTCATCGCCCAGATCAAGGAATGCCACGCCAAGGGCCAGCCGGTGCTGGTCGGCACGATCTCCATTGAAAAATCCGAGCTTCTTTCGCAGATGCTCAAGCGCGAGGGCATCCCGCACAACGTCCTGAACGCCAAGCACCATGAAAAGGAGGCCGAGATCGTCGCGCAGGCGGGCCATCTGGGCGCCGTGACCATTGCGACGAACATGGCCGGCCGCGGCACCGATATCATGCTGGGCGGCAACGCCGAATACATGGCAAAGAACGAGCTGCGCAAGCAGGGCCTGTCCGACGAGCTGATCGCCGAGTCCAATTCCTTCGCCGAGACGGAGGATCCCGAAATTCTGGCTGCCCGTGCGGCCTATACCGAGGCCTATAAGCGCTTCAAGGTCGAGACGGACAAGCAGGCAGAGCTTGTCCGGCAGGCAGGAGGCCTTTTCATCATCGGCACCGAGCGGCACGAGTCGCGCCGGATCGACAACCAGCTGCGCGGCCGTTCCGGCCGTCAGGGCGACCCCGGCGAGACGCGGTTTTATCTGTCCATGCAGGACGATATCATGCGCCTGTTCGGCTCCGAGCGCATTATGAACATGATGGAGACGCTCGGCATCGACGAGGATACGCCTATCGACGCCAAAATTCTCTCCGGCGCGATCGAAAACGCGCAGAAGACCGTTGAGGGCCGCAACTTCCAGTCCAGAAAGAACGTGCTGGAATACGACGACGTGATGAACGTCCAGCGTAAGATCATTTACGAGCAGCGCCGCCAGGTGCTCGACGGCGAGGATCTGCAGAAGAACATCCAGTCCATGATGCGGTTCTATGTGGATACCTACGTTGCCAGCGCCTTCGGTGAGCAGCCGAAGCTGGCCGACAAGCAGCATTTCTTCGAGATGATGACGCATTTCGAGCCCATCTTCTTCCCCACGGGCACATGGCTTCTCTCCGACGAGGAGTTGGCCGCGCTCACGCGGGAGCAGGCGGAAGAGAAGATTTTGTCTCTCATGCAGCGCGCCTATGCCAAGCGGGAGGAGCAGTTCACGTCTCCCGTCATGCGCGAGATTGAGCGCGTCGTAACGCTGCGCGTGGTCGATGAATTCTGGATGGATCACATCGACGCCATGGACGATCTGCGGCAGGGCATCCGCCTGCGCGCCTACGCGCAGACAGACCCCGTCATCGAGTATAAGCGCGAGGGCTTTGATATGTTCGAGGCCATGAACGACGCAATTAAAGAAGAGATCGTCCGCCGCGTCTTCCTCGTCCGGATCAAGACGAACGAGGAGATCAAGCGCCAGCGCGTGGCAAAGGTCACCGGCGAGGGGGCTGGCGGCGACAAGACCGTCAAGCGTCAGCCCGTCGTCAAGAAGATCAAGGTCGGCCCGAACGACCCGTGCCCGTGCGGCAGCGGAAAAAAATACAAAAAATGCTGCCGCGACAAGGATCTCGCCGCCGAACGCGGCCAGAACGCGAATTAAGCCCATGTTTCACACCATTCACCACGGAACACTTGAATATCTGACCGCCGACGCGCTTTCCGGGAGCGTGCACTGCTTCTCCACGCGCTTCGGCGGCGTGAGCGAGGGGGCGCTGTCCTCCCTCAATCTCGGCACGCACCGGGGAGACAGGCCGGAAAACGTGCGGGAGAATTACCGCATTCTCGGCACCGCCGTTGGCTTTTCGCCGGAGGAAACGATCTTTACCCGGCAGGAGCATACCGATCTTCTGCTGCGCGTCGGCAAGCAGGACTGCGGCACAGGGCTGGAGCGGGAGCAGACCGCCGTCTGCGACGGGCTTCTGACCGACGAACCCGGCGCGGCGCTCGTCTGCTTCGGCGCAGACTGCACGACGCTGCTGCTGTTTGACCCCGTGCGGCAGGCCATCGCCGCCGTCCACGCCGGGTGGCGCGGAACGGCGCAGGGCATCGCGTACAAGGCCGTCCTTCGGATGCAGGCGGAATTCGGCTGCGCGCCGGAGCACATTCATGCGGCCATCGGCCCGTGCATCGGCCGCTGCTGCTTTGAGGTCGGGCCGGAGGTGCCGGAGGCCATGCGGCGATCGCTCGGCCCGGACGCGGAAGCGGCAATTGAACTGCACGGCGAAAAGGCGCACGTCGATCTGAAGCGCCTGAACCGCATCTGGCTGGAAAGAGCGGGCGTGCAGGTGATCGATATCTGCCAGGACTGCACCAAATGCCAGCCGGAGCGCTTCTGGTCGCATCGCGTGACCGGCGGGAACCGCGGGTCGCAGGCCGCCATCATCCGGCTGAAAGGAGGCGCACCGGCATGAAACGAAAGCTTTTGATGCTCACAGCGCTTGCGCTGTGTCTGGCCCTTCTTTGCGGCTGCACGACGATCGCGACGAGCGAATGGATGCAGAATCTTTTCCCCGTCGGCGACGAGGCCGTCGCCGCCCAGCAGACCGGCTCGGTCAACGGCTCGGAGGATAAGCAGGAGGTCAAGCAGGTCGTCACCGAGACGTATACGGCGCTTG